AAAGAATTATATCTTAAAGGTTTTTCATATAGTTGACTAAATTGTCTAACTTCAACATAATCAACCTCACCACCACCAAGAACTCCATCATTGTTAACAGCCGTCGCAAGTCTTGTTACAATACAATCAACCTGATTGTTATTTAAATTACCATCGCCAGTCCCACCATTTACTGTGAGAATTCTCATTCTCATTGTATTAGTTGAACCTAGTGGTAGAGCACAACTTGTTGCACTAAAACAAACATTTGATGACATCCAAGATGCTGAAAATTGATTTGTTATAGTTCCACCTTGGGGTAATAAAATATATTGACCCGGTAATAGTGGTCCTTGCCAAGATGTTGATGTAGGCCAAGTTAAAACAGGTGCGGTTTGTGTAATCCAATTTCTGTCCCAAGTAAAGGAAGTAATAGGAACTGAACCTGTGTTTGTAATTTTCCATTGGAATGACACCGCAACCTGTGTTGGTGAAATTGTAACACTAGATGTTGATGGTGAAGTAAGGGTTGCAGATAAGTCGGCTCCTGAAATTGCTGGTTGACTTGATATAAAACTAGCCTGTCTTGTATTATCTGTAGATACGGTTTCTGAAATAGACCCCATATAATTAACTCTACTAATAATATATCTTGTCCCTGTTATATTTCCAACAGTATAAATAATTGTTTCAACATCAGTTGCAACTCCACCACCAAGATTACCACTAGTTGTTCCGATTACAATGTCATCAGCATCACCCCAAGTTGTATTGGTTGATAGTCTATGTTGGGTCATTACATTAACCGATGGATATGTAGGGTTTTGAGTTGCAATCGTCGCCGTTATAGTAATATTGTTACCAGCGATAACTGATGTTGGATTAACAGTTAAAGTGTTAATAACAAAATTATGAATTTGTGTAGGAGGTGGTGGAGGAGGTGGAATTACTCCACCAGGGTTTGGTGTGGCATTAATAGCGTCCTTCAAGTTAATTCTACCATATCCAAGTTCGTTACTTCTTGTTGAGAGTGGCCACGTAGGATTGTTGGAGTAAGTATATCCTCCTACTTTCTCGCATGTTTGAGCAAGTATCTGTAATACTTGGTCGTCAGTAAGTTCCCAATTTTTATAGAATATAAATGCCGCTGCGGCGGCTGTTATCGGGCACGAAAATGATGTTCCACTAATACTACGATAATCACCAGGGTCGTAACCTGCAGCTCCCAATCTATCTGTAGTTCTAATACTTACACCAGGTGCTGAAATGTCACAAATTTGTCCGTAGTTTGAGAAAGAAGCTCTTACATCTGTTGAAGAAGTTGCTCCAATTCCCCAAACATTATTGTAATTTGCGGGATACTGAGCCGCGGTTCCTGAGTATTGATTACCTGATGATGCCATAACCACCATACCTTTACCACCTCTTGCAGTTGTTCTTGCAGCGTTAAAAGCCGCTTCAAGAGACGCCGAGTATGATGAACCACCATAGGACATCGCAATTGCAACACAAGTTGGGTTTGCCATTGCAGCATTTACTCCATTAATTTGAATAACGTCTGAAGTAGCAAAACTACCTCCATCATAAACTTGTGACATAATATTAACTGGCATTACTTTTACTTTGTTGTTACCAACACTACTAACACCAATACTATTATTTGTTACTGCGGCAATTGTTCCTGAACAAGCTGTTCCGTGTTTATCAAAAGAATTCACATAGGGGATTGACGTTGTACTATTAACTGCGTTAAATGGGCTGTTAGTATTACCAACTAGGTCAGGAATAGTTAAATCCAATCCCCCGTCAAACATTGCAACACTAACAAATGGATTGTCGGTCGGAACTAAATCCCAAGCTTCGTCCGCATCAATATCCTTATCGGTAGATTGTTTAAGATGCCAACAAGATGTGAACTCGGCGTCGTTTGGAATATAATCCAATTGCATCTGTCTTGCCTCGTCTTTGTAAAGATTTTGAACGAAACTTAAACTTTTGTTTTGATTAATAAATTCATCTTGGTTTACACCATTCGGAATCAGGACAACATACCATCCAAGTTGGTCAAATTCGACTACAACTTTTGTATCACCTTGATTAAAGTGATTCTTTGCTTGTGGTTCCATTCCTTTTTTCGGAACCACAATAATTTGTCTGTCAATATTTTTAGATAAGTCGTATTGACTATACCCGAAAATAAATGAGAAAACAAACAGTAATGATAAGATTACTTTTTTCATTTTTTTAATTTTATTTTATTTGTTTATTAAACATCAATTAACCCTATATAAATTAGGGTCAGATGATTTCGGTTCTTCATTTTTGAAGAAATATTTTTCTTTTTTATTATTATACATAATTGTCTTAGTAAAAGAATCGGGAACTGTGGCCCCTGTTGACAGGACTTTTGAATTTTTACTGTAATTAATTCTTATTTCAACAGATACCTTATATTGTTTTGAGAGTTCTCTCTCACGAGATTCTAGTAATCTCCAAACCCCTCTATTTAATCTTTCGTGTTGTAGAACACAATTCAAGTAAGAAAATGTTTGTTTTAGATAGTCTTGATTACAATTGAAGTCCGCTGCGGGTGCTAGATGGCCCTTATCATAAATATTATTTTCATAATCTTCATTTGTAGAAGTAACTATTCCCTTTATAGGATAAAAATCTAACCCTTTTCTAGATATTTTACCATCGTGACATATCACGTTATATTCAACCCACTTAGGTTGTTGTAATTTTTCAGAATAGACAATATTAAAAATTTCAGTCTTAACATAGACCGAATCTCTTAACTGTGAAAAAACACTAATTTGTAAAAATAATAAAATCGAGAATAAAATAAACCTCATATAAAAAACAATTCATATATAAATATCTTAATAAATATTCATATTCTGTTTCTATAAGATTTTATGTCGAAGGATTAAATATTTTTGTCTAAAAAAAAAGGAGGGTTATACCCTCCTTTAATCAAAAATCTTATATCAGATTAAAATAATATCTGTAGATTGGCCGTAATAGGTCTATTAGCAACCGTTGAGTTTGGTACAATTGCCGTTTTATACATAGGATTTACCATAATTGTAAGTCTTGTATTTGCGTCAGTTGTTTTAGAGAATTGTAATGTTCTTTTAACAACAACACCGACATTAGTGAAACCCGCCTTTTGTTGGAAATTAACTTGGGATTCTCCTGTCACGTATCCTACGAATAGGTCCGCGTTATAATCCAAGTGGTAGGTTGCTTCAAAATATGCCGCTCCTTTTTTGTAAGCTTCGTTTTGGTAGAACACATAAGTTGCTAAAAAGTCAATTCTACTTTTAGCATCACCCTTATATCTAATAGCCGCTTCTAAAAAGTGGGAAGTTGTTTTTTTATTATAATGGAAATAATTTGTATCACTCTGTAAAAAAGTGTTTTGAGTAAAGTAAATGTCCTGAACGCCTAAAGAAGTGTTATAGATATTGAACATTGCTTGATTCTTCACTGTGTTTCCATAACCATCTTTAAATTGATTATACACCACATTCGCCTCTGAAGTTAGTGTAAACCAATCTACTGGTTGATAATCCGCAATCATTTTTATTACGGGTTGCTTACCTACATCAACACCTCTCCAAAGATTAGATGTGGCAATACCAAATTCACTTGTGAACGGACTTTGTTTTTTAGCCGGTTTGTAGAATAGACCACCGGTTTTTGTCGTATCTACAGGAACTGAAGTTTGGGCCATTGTAAATAACGACATAATCATTAAGGTTAAAAATAAGATTTGTTTTTTCATTATTTGTTTTTTAAAATTTATTATAATAATGATAAATATAGTCTAATTCACGCAATTTGTAAAATAAACTTATTATGTGATGTTTTTTACAATATATTTATAAATAAAAAAGGGACGATTTCTCGTCCCTTTTTAATTATACTATAGATAAGATTATCTAAGTTCTTGTAAGTCAAATGTACGTACACCATCAACTGTGATACGTCCGTAGAAACGGTTATTAACCATTTTCTTCGCGTAACGTGTCATGATACCCTTGATAGGTGTAAAGTTGAATGGGTTGTACATAGTTGGAGTTAATTGAAGTGGTACATACGGTGCGTAAATGTAACCAGTATCAAGTAACGATGTACCTTTATGACCAATCAATACTTGGTTTGATGGGAAGTATGGGTCACGATATACTTGGTAACGACCAGCAAGTGTACCCACTCTCTCAATACCCATGTTGTATTGGTCTTGTTCAGGTGACGCATTTGAAACGTGGAAATATTCCAAGTCATCAAAGATAGCTGAAACTTCGGAAGAAACAACAATCCAGTTTGCTCCACCACGAAGTGTTGACTTGTGAATTTGAGCAGATAATTGGTTGATTGCTGTAATCAAAGTTTGGTTCCAGTCTTTTTGAGTGTAAGAAGTTGTATTAGCAACTCTTCTCCATCCGTTGTAATCCCAACGTAAATTCCAAGCCGCTCCTTTACGAAGGTCACGAAGAATTTCACGGTCAATTTCAGCCGCAACTTGTTCTGACAATAAAGCTGTCAATTCGGCTTCAGCGTCGATGTTGTGGAATGCCGCAACGTCTTGAGCAAGTTCTGGTGACCACTGAGCTCTCAACTTTCTTTCAGTCACAGAAACTGTTACTGACTCAAGGTCGAAAGAAACTTCACCGATTTTATCTTCGAATTCGAGTTCTTCATAACGTCTCCAAGCTACGTTAAATGCTGAACCTGAGAAAATGTTAGTGATAGTTGCACCTGTGTAACCATCGATAGTGTCACTACCACATGTTGGACATGTAGGACATGACAAATCAACTTCTAAATAGATATAACCTGTCTGGTCACAAACTTTATCATAAGTACCACCACCACCATCGGTAGGCCAAGTAGTTGTTGTTGGAGTGTAGGTAGGACTAACAATACCCTTACCATACTGTTGAGTTACAACTCTATACAAAAGTGGTCCTGTAGAAATCGCACATGGTGTTGTTGACGCGCTAATACCTGTACCAGTATAAACAATCAAACTAGCCAAGAAAGTTTCAGTATCAATCTCATTACCATCAGGTGCTATTAATTTACCTACACCAGTGTTAGTGAAACCACCAACTCTGATAATAACTTTTCTTATGTTGTTACCGATGTAAACTGACTGAGCGGGTTCTAGTGTACCATTAGACCAAGCAACAACTGTAGCTGATGTGGTTACTGCCGACCAACGACCTTTTGAATAGTCAAAAAGACCTGCTGGGTTCAATCCAGGTTCAGTGCCTTCATAGAATAAATCATAAAGGTTTTTAGCATAAGTACCGTTGTATGAACCATTTGACAAAGTGTAACCAGAATTTGGGTCACCAGGGTAATTACCAGGTGAACCTACAGGTGCGTAGTGCTGACCTGAACTTGAGTCAAATGGTCCGGTTGAGGAACCACCAACACCATTGTTATAACCTTGAATCTTCGGTACGAAGTAGAACAATTTACCAATTGGTAAGTTCATAGCTTGTACAGATACAATGTCGTTAGCAAGTAACTTAGAGAATACACGTCTAACGATTGGGAATACAACAGTTTCAAATGAACCTGAAGAACCGTCAGAAGTTGCTTCGTTAATCAAATGTGACGCTTGGTTTTCATATAACTGCGCAACATTTTCTTTTAGGTGGCCCTTAAGACCTTCGAGGAACCCTAATTTGTCCCATTTGTTGATAGTATCTTCTTTGATAACTTTAAGGTGCTTAAGACCGATGTTACCAACAAGACCTGATTCTAATAATGCTCCCATTTTGTTTGGTTTTTTATTAATTTAAAGTTTATTTTAATTTATTCATCAAATCTTTCATTCTCAGGAATTGAGGGTTTTCATATGTTTTTGACTCAATTAATTTTCTTAAACCACGTCCTTCTTTAGAACCATTTCCGTATGTACGTGCAGCTTCTTTTGTTTCCGCCTTCTTAACGCCTTTTGGTTTAATTTTAAATTCGCCGTCAAGATTTTCACCATTCTTGTCATAGGAGAAGCCTTTTTTAGCACTTCCTGTTCCCATAGTTTTGTTGGCGGTTTTCTTAACAACTTTAAACCCTTCGCCTTGATTCGGATTTTTACGATACTTGAATTTTGAAGCCTTACCCATGCCCATGCCTTTAGCCCTGGTGGATTTTTTACCTTCTTCCAAGTAACCTTCATTTTCTTGGTCATATGATTCATCCATGTCCTCTTCGATTTCTTCATCCATTTCGATTTCATAGACAATACCTTCAGATTCCTCATCAGTATCATCCTCATCATCGTCAGATTCTTCATTCATGTCGATTTCATAGACGTAACCTTCTTCTTGTTCTTCATTACCTTCATCGAATATGTCATTAACGATGTCTTCAACACTTTTTTCAGATAGATATTCTTCTTCTTCCATAGGAATAACGTCGTCATCTTCCATCATTGTGTCATCCATCATTGTGTCATCCATCATAGCATCACCCATTTCTGAGTCGTCCGCCATGTCATACATGTCTTTTTCCATAGATGTGTAATCAGATTCTTCTCCTTCACCAACAATCATGTATTCTTTGTCAGTTTCAGTATCTTTCACACTAATGTTACCGCTGTCATCTTTAGTAACAACGATATGGTCATCAGGACCCATTAATTGGAAAACACGTAAAACCTCCTCATCTGATTTGTCAGTTAAGTCGATAGGTTCGTCATCTTCGATGTTATCAGTGTCCATTTCCATACCCATATCCATTTCGTCTGAGTCCATTTCGTCCTCATCTTCCATTTCGGGTTCTTCCATGTCCACTTCCATGTCAACCTCTTCTTCGCCTTGTTCGTTAAGAGATTCTTTTACTAATTCTTTGATTTCTTCCTTCATAGTCGAAGCAAGTATTCCTTTTGCATTTTCCGCAACCGCTTCTTCCAAATTTTTCATTTGGAGGATTGCTTCTTCAACAATAGATTTTTCTTT